TGATGTTATGGACCAGGATGCTATTATAGCTTCTGCTCTTGATATATTAGCTGATGAATCAACTTTAAAAAATGATATGGGAGAAGTACTACAAATTAGAAGTGCTAATGAAGATATCCAAAAAATATTATATAATTTATTTTATGATGTATTAAATATCGAATTTAACCTTTGGATGTGGATACGTCAAATGTGTAAATATGGTGATTTTTTCCTTAAATTAGAAATTGCTGAAAAATATGGAGTTTATAATGTTATTCCTTATACTGCGTATCATATTGAGAGACAAGAAGGATTTAACCCTAAAAACCCTTCAGATGTAAGATTTAGATATGCACCCGATGGTATGGATAACCTAAGTTCAGGTATGTATCCAGTTCCTGGAGCTACATCTGGAAATTTAATGAATGAGCAAGGTATTTTCTTCGATAATTATGAAATGGCTCATTTTAGACTTATTTCAGATGTTAATTATCTTCCTTATGGTAGAGCGTATATTGAACCTGCTAGAAAATTATTTAAACAATATATGTTAATGGAAGATGCTATGTTAATTCATAGAATATCTCGTGCTCCCGAAAAACGTATATTTTACATGAACGTTGGTTCTATTCCACCAAATGAAATAGAAACGTTTATGCAGAAAACAATCTCTCAACTTAAACGTACTCCATTCCAGGATAATAAAACTGGAGATTATAATTTAAAATATAACATGCAAAACATGTTAGAAGATTTTTATATTCCTGTTCGTGGAAATGACACAACAACTAAAATAGAAACTGCACCTGGTTTACAATATGATGGGATTCAAGATGTAGAATATTTAAGAGGCAAACTGTTTGCTGCCTTAAAAATACCAAAAGCTTTTTTAGGTTATGAAGAAGATATTGAAGGTAAAGCAACTTTAGCTCAACAAGACATTAGATTTGCTCGTACTATTGAAAGGATTCAAAGAATAATATTATCTGAACTAAATAAAATTGCTTTAGTACATTTATATACCCAAGGGTATACAGATGAAACTTTAACTAATTTTACTATACAAATGGCTAGTCCATCAATTATCTTGGAACAAGAAAAAATTGAATTATTAAAATCCAAAACTGAACTATCAGCTCAATTACTAGAACAAGGCTTAGTGCCTTCAGATTGGATCTATGATAATGTATACCATTTTAGTGAAGACCAATATGATGAATATAGAGATTTATCTAGAGAAGATGCTGCTCGTAAGTTTAGATTAGCACAAATTGAAGCAGAAGGAAATGACCCTGTTGAAACAGGTAAGTCATATGGTACACCTCATGATTTAGCATCATTATATGGACAAGGTAGAATGTACTCAGACCCGGGTAATGTGCCAGACTCTGAAAAATATGCTGCTGATGACCCTAAATTAGGAAGACCTAAAGATACTAATGTTAAACGTAATACTCAAGATGATAATTTTGGTAAAGATCGTTTTGGAGTTAAACGTATGAAGGATAAAGATAAAAATAACTCAAATAGTATAAAAAATAATTTTAAAGGTGGAAGTCCATTAGCACTAGAAACAGCTAAAACTACTTACCTAAAAAATAAAAAATTATTTGAGGGGTTAGATAAAAAACTTTCTCTTTTTAACAAAGAAAATGAAAGAGTTTCTTTATTAGATGAAAAACAATTAAATCAAGTAAAGAAGTAAACTTTTTTACATATTTATAAATAAATATATTTTTTTATGAAAATTAAACATTCAAAGTATAAAAATACAGGTATACTTTTTGAACTGCTAGTACGACAAATCACAGCAGATACTTTAAAAGGTGGTAACTCTCCTGCTATAGATATATTAAAAGAGTATTTTGTTAATACTAGTTTAGGTAAAGAATATAAGTTATATGAATCCATATTGAAATCTAAAGTATTAACTGAAAGTAGAGCTACTTTAATTATTAATACTATATTAGAAGCATCTACTAAATTTAATAGAAAATCTTTAAAGAAACAAAAGTATAATTTGATTAGTGAAATAAAAAAACATTATAATTTAGAATCTTTTTTTGGTTCTAAAATTGTAAATTATAAAGAATTAGCTGCCTTATATACTTTAATAGAAAACATTAATTCAAAATCTATATCTAACCCAACACAATTAGTAGAAAATAAAGTAACTTTATTAGAATATTTAACTAAAAAAGAAGTTACCCAAAATTCAAAACAAACTGTACTTAAAGAATTTTCTACATACGATAAAGATGTAAGAACTTTAACATATAAAGTATTATTAGAAAAATTTAATAATAAGTATGATATATTAACCAAATCCCAAAAACAAATCCTTAAAGAATACATCAACTCAGTAGATTCTACCCCTGATTTAAGAAATTTCTATAATATTAAAATTAATGAGTTAAAAAATATTTTAACTAAAGAAACTAAAAATATTAAAGATAAAGCTACTCAAGTTAAAATTACTGAGGTAACTAAATTTTTAACTGAATTAAAGAAAACTGATAAAGTTGGAGATGATAATTTAGTTGATTTGTTGCGTTATTATCAATTAATAAATGAAATGCAAGTAGCAAATGGCTTATAAATATAAGATTAAGGAAATAAAAGTAGGAGATGTAAAGATAAAAGATGGAGTTAAATCTATAGTTAAAGATATTGACCCTAAAACTGGTGCTATATCTTGGGGTATAGATTATGTTCCTGCTTTTGATAGTACTTTTAAAGAATTTAATGAATTAAGAAAATTTATTACTAAATTATCTCGTGATACTAAAGATGAGGTAATTGATAAAATTGCAGATGAAGTTAAAGATTCCTTTAACAAATATAGAACACATATTAGAAAAACATATCCTGATCAATATAAAAAAGCAAAAATAAATGAATTAGATTTATCTCATCATATGCAACCTGGTGATGATTGGGGTGAGGTAATATTTTACTTAGAAAAATACGGGACTGATGAAGAAATTGATGCTTATATAACAGCTTTTAAAGAACAAGCAGGGCCTTACTTTGACGATTCTAATTTTGATCATGTTAAGGAATTTCAAAAATGGGTAAAAACAGCAATGAGGACAGATGAAACATCTACTTCTGGTGGTGCAGGTGCCTATAACACACCTTATGCTTTTAAATTACCTAAAAAGCAGAAAAAAATTAAAGAAAACAAATTATACGCTAGAATATCTAAACCCCGATTTGTAAAAGACAAAAATAACCCAAACTTTTTAAATGTGTATATTGATTACGATTTAGGGCCTGGTGGTTCATCAATTGCATTAGGTAAAGAAACAATGACGGGTCAAATTCGAAGAGAAAGTGCTGCTAAGGCTATGAAATTAGCTGGTGAGGTAGCTAAAGATTTAGAAGCAAAGTATAATTTAGAAGATATTGAAATAGTAGATTTAGAAAATGGTAAAGTAAGAATATTTGCCGTATCTGATGACTTTATAAATAGGATTAAAGAAAATATAGGAGCAACATTAGGCCCAGGCCCTAAAGCAGGACCAGAAGGGGTAAAAAATAATGCATACGTAAAACAATTTAAATACAAATTAGTTCCAAAAACTAAAAAAGGTACATATGTACAAAAAGGTTCAGGACTTGATGTTAAAAAATTATTTTAATATGTATAACCGTAATATTAAAGAACAAAAATCTAAAGCTGCTAAATTTCATGAGGAACGTATAAAAGCTTTTGATAAGTTAGAAGCTAGATTAGTTGACATTAAAAAGGCAATTAAACTAGGTAAAATAGAAACAATAAAATATTACAGAGACAATCCAGATAGCTTTAGTGTAGTAATAGGCACAGATATGCTAAATGATTATTTTAATGATATAGAAACATTATTACAACAATAATATAATTATGAAACAAACACCAAACCAATTATTCGAGCAACTTTCTAAGGAATTTTCTCCTAAAAAAGATAAAGAATTAATTAATGAAGAATTAGGTCAAATAGTAACATTAAAACCAATTAATACTATTGAGGCAAGTTCAAAAGATCCATTTTGGACTAAATTTGAAAACTTTTTAGCTGAAGGTGGCACATTAGACCCTATTGTAAATACTGAAGAAAAAGTAAATACAAAAGAAGAAGATGAAAAAATTAAAGCTGAAGCTAAAAAAGTAGACAAAACTGTTGAAAATGTAGACTCACATAATTATGATTATAATCCTTCTGTAGAAAATATTAATAATGTTAATGCTGAAGAACTATTAAAAGGGGTTCAGTTAGAAACTAAATATAACCAAGAATTAACTTTAGATGAAGCTAAAGAATTAGTTATCAAAAATTTAGCAAAAGACCCATTACATTACGTAAAAGAAGGTCAATTTGGTGTTAAAGGTTTAGGATACACAGAACCAAAAGTTCAAGAAAATACTGGTGAAACTTATGGTGGGAGTGGGTATAGTGAAAAACTAAAAGATGGTGATACCAAAATGGAGCTTGTGAAAGAATCATTTGGTCAAGTAGTAACCTCAGGTAACCCAAATTCATTAGCTGCACAATCAGGAAACATTATTCGTCAAATGATGGCTGAAAAAGAAGAAGAGAAAAAATTACCTATGGATGAAATGGAAGACGAAGGTACAGCTGTATCTTATTCAGACACTACATCAGAAGCTGCAAAACCAGATTTTGTAGATATCGATGGAGACGGAGATAAAGAAGAAACAATGAAAAAAGCTGCTA